CGGTCATGATCCACAAAGAAGTGCCCTGCATCGTCAACTTTGTGACTGGCGGTTGCGTCGTACCAGTAGAACCAACCGTGACGGCGCTAGTCTGTGCGAGAGTAGAAGTCGCTCTCACAAGCAGCATTGATATAAGCAGAATTGCAGTTTTCATGGCGGTTGCGTTACGCCCGGGCCGATGGTGATATATTCCGCGCCTGCTGCCCCACGGACTTGTAGGAGGTGAAATTTGGTCTGGTCAGGATTGAAAATGTAAAGACCTTGGTCTGCGCCAATCGCTGCCAGAGTACCATACCATGGGAAAAACATGACGTTGTCCATCGTGGGACCGGTGTTGTCCCAGTAGCCAACATCGCCAGCGATTAAAAGAGCATCAGCTCCAGGATCACCGAGGCTGAGTGAACTGGATCCATCGATGAGGTCAGGGGGAGAACCTTGGGTACTTATGATAACGTTTCGTGCAATGGAATCGATCTTCTTGATATGGAGAAGCTGCCCGGTGGCATTCGCTAGAGGCAATGTAATATTGATGTCCTTATTTAAGACAGAGCAATCGACTAAAATCTCTGTATCGGTAGATTGAACCACATAGTCGTCGGTTTTCGTTAGTGGTGATCCAAGGCGTAACCCCTTAAGTGTTGTGGGCTGTGGAAATGTATTCGGTTCCGCGGTATCGGCTAGCGTGAGAGGGGTCGCTAAATCCCAAAGCTGCGGTAAGATGTCCGTGATTAGAACTCGGTCCTGAATATCAATCAAGGCGACCATTGTGATACCGTCTATCGTTTCCCCTGTAGCTGGCCGAATACGAACCTGATTAGTCGAAGAATCTATCCTGCGGATTCGATAGCTCTGGCCGTTGCCCACAGCTGGCGGCAGGTTAACTATTACGTCACTGGTTGTGCAGTCACACAATATAACGCAATCAGTCGGAAGAGCGGTGTACGTGCCAGCAGTGACTAGGGTAATATCCCCAAACCGAATTCCAGAAAACGTATCTTCCCTCTGGAAAACATTAGGCAGAGACAGACTGGCGACATCCGTGCCGCCGCCGCCACTGCCTGGTGGCCCTGTGATGTTAGCGACGTTCGTCCACGACATTATACTTGTTTCCTTGTTTGATTTTCGCCCAACGACTAGCAACGGTGCTGCTCGCAGAAGTAAATTGGAAAACATCGCCGGTTGTCGTGTTCAGATACATATCTTGCGCTTGCACTGGGTTCTGTGGCGTGCCGAGACCGGGGCCGGGATCTGTACTCCCTACATACCACAAGCTTCCGCGCGGGCCTTGTGGGCCGGGAGGGCCCGGCGGGCCAGGAATTGGTGTAGTACTCATATCAGGAGGTAGTTGCTGCTGCTGTGGTTGAGGTGTGATGCTATTGACTGCATAAGGTGTGTTCGTCTGATAAATCACGTTCTTAATGTCTAATTGCAAGAGAAGGACCAGATGCCCATTGATCGCGTCGGCTTCAAAATTGATATTCATGACAGAGCAACGCGGCTCCCATTGATTGACTGCGGCCAGTATCGCTATGGTTAGCGGCCCTGTGCTATTTATCGGGGTGTCCACGATCGTCTGGTCTAGCCCTAGCGTTCGCTCCAGTGGCGCGCTGTAAAGCGCCGTCGCCAGAATGGTTTTAACGTTTTGGAAAATCTCTTTGTAGCTGATTGCGCCGAAATCGATTTCTTCCAAACCCGCCATCGTCAGCGGTAATCCGTCAGGCTCGATGAATTGCAGTCGCCAGTTTGCGCCCAGCTGCGGTGTATAAGCGCCGGCCGCGGTTGGAATTGTTTGAGTAATCGCCATCAGCCAAATCCCGGTATGCCAGTTGGCGATAGCGCGGCGCCCGATTCCGCAAACGGAATGTATTCCTCAAAATGAACATCAAGCTCGACTGCAATCAATCTGCCGCCCGTGAGCCAGTGCTTGTGATTTTCCTTCATTTCTGTGATCACAAACAGCGATTGGTCGGGAGCCATCGGTCTGCCACCGATGATGAGCGGCGCAGCATATCCGCCTTCCAGCAGAAAATGCCACTCTATCAAGATCACATTCGGATCGCCACACCACGCCGCGTTCAGCTTGAATCGCATATCAATTTTAATGAGATCGTTCCCAGCCCATTCCAGAAGCGGCTTGCGCAAGTGAACCATGTGCGCGCCGAAGCGCCCTTTGTAGTCCCGCAGGATTTCATAGAACGTATGGATACGCTGATTTTTCCTGCCGAAGATAATCGAGCCGTATGTGCCTTCTTCCATCTTGCGTCATGCCTCCAGCGCAGCAATGCGCGCTTCCAGTGCAGCGATTCGTTCCTCCAGCGCAACGGCGTTAGTATGATGGCCAAGGCTGTCAATATGCACTCCGCTGGTGGTCATGTTGCCGGTGTGATTGATGTTGCCCTGGATGGTGACAGTGCCTTTGAGCGTGATGTTCTGCTGCTCGATCGTAACCGTACCACTCGGCGCGTTCACGGTGATATTGCCGGAATTTGATTTGATGTTCGTATCACCGTCGCTTGTCAAGTTGATCGCTGCGCCGCCAGTCGTGGCGATGTTGACGGCCTTGGCAATCGTCGCTTTCCAGCCGCCTTTGAAATCCTGCGTCAGAAACGGATCGGCACCGCTGTTAGCGTCGAATTTCTCGCTGTGGCCGCCTTCCCATTCACAGTAATCAACCATCGGATCCGTCACGGGCGGTGGCACCTTGGTTGTGTAGAAATGTCCTATCGCAGCGTAACTCGACGTTGAATTGGGCAGTTTTACCATCAACACGTTCTGCCCGACGCGCGGCATGGCGAAACTCTTTTTACCGCCAGCTGAGATTTGCAGCATCGGCACAGGCTTGGTGATGAGCGGGTTGCCGGTGTGATCGATCTTATCCGGCATGATGACGCGCATGTTCGCGCCTTTCTCGCTTACTTCCAGCTTGGAGACCTTGCCAATTACAACTGCATGCACAAACCGTTGATCACGCCCGTCAGTGTAATCGGTATCGGCTAAGAGATTTTTGCCCATAACTAATAGTCCAGCGTGCGTCTGACGTGAATCCTCGTGTCATACATCGGGCAGAGAACATGGTGCGCCTGCTCGATGAACCACATGCCGTCAAACTGGCCGCAGCCCGATAGCGTGAACGTCTGACCAGAAGCGATTAACGGGTTGCCAATGGAAAGTTCAATGTCCGATTCGTACCTGCGCTTGTTCTTATCACGCGTCTTGGCCTGCGCCTTGGTCAACACCGCGTCGGCTTCCGCGCTGTCACTGGAGAAGTATTGCAAACCACCTGTCCCATCAAAAAGCTGTGGCGATCCGCTTCCGCTGTCGCTCGATTTCACGTCGCTGTTCCAGTTGAGGTTATCCTTCCATGTGGACGGGTTCATCAGCGATTCGCCTGCACCCACGCCTGTTCCCTGCAAAAGAGAATTGGAATCAAACTGCCGCTGTGAAGTATCGCCTGTCTCGATGTCAGTATTGGACACGACCGTCGATGCAGTAAGATCGGTCACTTGCAGGCGAAATCTGCCGCTGCTCATCCGATAGGTCTGCGTGTCTGCGCCTGCCGCGCCGTCGCCATATACCAGCGTGAAACTGGACGGCTGCTGGTCGAGCGTTAGCGGATCATAAAGCCACAGTTGTCCGCGCGCGATCTTGATTTCGAGCTTGGCGTCCTCAGCGAGCCGCCTCAAAAACTGGAACGCGCTCTGCTGCACCTGCTCGACGCGATCATACATCGGATTCTTTTGGGCTAGAAACTTCGGCTCAAGATGATTCTCCCCTGCGATCTGCGATACAATGTCTTGAAGCGACTTGTTCTCGAAGCCCCTTGTCTCGTTTGAAACCTTGCCGTGCGCGTCATTCGGAATCGAGTTCGCTTTCACATGCACCGTGTGCTGCGGCAAATCGAACTCGATGGAATCGATGTAAAACGTCCCGCAATCCAGCGCGAGCGTAGCCGCGTTCGGGCCGAACCAGCGTTCAGCTTGAATCTTCGCGCCCAGCGTCGCGCCTGGGGCTGGCATCCATTCATTGATGAATTTTCTGTCGCGATCAGCGAGACTGAACTGGCAATCGTCGGCGTGCTGTCCGTCGCAGCTGTCGGTGTATTCGAAGTGCAGCAGATACGGCGCGAGCTGTGAATAAAAGTCTTCCCCGTTCAGGATGATCTGTGGCCGCGCTGATCGGACCTGAATTATCATGTGACCACCACATTTGCGCTCGTCCATGGGACAAGCGGAATGGCTGTCTTTTGCGGCAGCACGGGCACAATCACCTGAACACCGGCAGGAAAATTACAGATGTCGCGAAGTTCATAATTGGCTTCGAGCAACTTGTACATGAGCAGTTCGTCGCCGCGACGCATTCCGTACACCTTGAGCGCAATCAGGTCCCACCAATCATCCTGCACGGACACATATATGCTCGCGCCCTGTGGAATTGGTTGTGCGTATGTCGTCCCATTAGCCATAACCGCTCTACGCAAACATAATCTCTAACTACCGTAACCGGATTCGTAACTTAACCGACGTTCCTGGCGCTGTGCAGCTTGAAACTCGCGAATGAACTCGCGCGCCGCATCGCGCAACCTTGTGCTCATCCGTCCCATGGCGTGTTCATCTGCATTGCCATGAATGTGAATCTCGGGCGCGTGATGCAAGTTGAATATGCCGCTCCCGCGACTGCCTCCGCCCAACAGACCGCCTAAGACTGAAAGGGGTCCGCGACCGCCCAGCGGCAGGATCGCTTCTGGACCGCGTTCAGCCAGTGCAGCGATTTGCGGCCGCAGCGCGATGCCGCCCTGCTGATACGCAGCCGCCAGCAACGGCGGCGGTGCGTTCGCAGCTGGCGCAGCAGCAGCTTGTGCAGCCGCGATTTGTTGCGCCTGACCAAGGTATGCGGTTCCCACATCGGGGTGCATTCCAATGGTTGAAAATCGTTTGCCCAGAATGCTTCCGCGTATGCTCGCTGACCCAGCAGCAGAGTTTGCATCGCGCACAAAAGCTGCAACTGACTTGTCAACGTCATAGGCGTTCCCGTAAGCCTGCCCGTGCGAGTATTGAAAGACGCCAAACGATCCGCCCGGGTCACTCAGATTTGTCGATCTTGGATTGAAACCAGATTCAGCGTGCGCGACAGAGACGCCCCAGCGCGCCCATTCCTCAGGCGTCCCTTTGACAATGCCAAATCGTGCAGCATCGGGTGGCAGACCTTGCGGCGGGTATTGTCTGAATTGCGTCAGCAATTTGCCGTATAACGTCGCGCCAGCGGTAGCTCGCGGGCCGAGCGAGGATTCCCCACCACCGTAGGACATTGTTGCGCCAGCTGGAATATAACCAGCGCCGCCTCCAGCTGGGCCGCCTCCAGCGCCTAGGATAGTCGTTGTTGGCGTGGCTGGAATCGCTGGTACGCGACTCACAGGCGCAGCCCACGGCGCACTCGTCACGGGCGGTGCTGGCGGTGCTGTTTGCGGTCCATAACCAGCGCCGCCTGGAGCTGCGTATGCTGGCGTTGGAAGAGCTGAGGGAGCGGCAACACCCGGCGCAGCACCTTGCAGGTATGCTTCACGCAACACCGGATTACTCGCGTACTGAGGTGGAATCGGCGGCATCGTTGCTAGAGCCGTTGGAGCGGCTCTTCCGACGTCTCTATTTATTCCAAAGTGTTTGGCGATGAAACTGCCGATCAACACGGGCGGAAGTTTCTTCACGACCGCTGCCAGCGCCTCCATCAGCTTTACCAGAACCTTGAGTTCGGTGTTGAGGATTTTAAGCGAGCGAACGATCGCCCCGCCGAGCAGCCTTCCGAAGAATCCGGACTGGGGCCATTCGAGGCCAAGGGTTGTCCATAACTCTTTAAACGTGTCACCGATTTCGTGCCACACCTTTGCGACCTCTGGCATTTCAAGCCGCTGTGCCAGCGCAACAGCCTCTCTGGTAATCCATGTTATGAGAGTGGCTAGTTCCCTCATCGCGTCCAAAATCACGGGCTCAATGTCCGGCAGTGCGTCCGACCATGCCTTGGCCATGTCAGCCTGCGCTGGCAGCATCTCCCTGCCGATTTTCTTGGATAGTTCATCGAACAGATTCCGCATCCTCTGAATCTGACCGAGCGGCGTCCGCGCAGCCGCATCATTGAAGCCCTGGTATTTCTTCATCAAGTAGGTGATGTAATACAGCGCGCCGCGCCAATCGTCCTTGTAAGCTCTGAGCCGCGCCATCTCGCTTGGGCCTATCGGAATGAACTGCTTCAATGCCATCGCCCGACCGCCTTTTGCGACCTTGACCAGTGTGTCGCCAAGTTCTTTCGCATCCTCAGTGCTGGCGCGAATCCCACGTGCGTGAACCAATACGTCGGCCAGTACCGGCTCTAATTCTGCGATCTGGCGAGGGCTTTCGCCAATCTTTGAAAGGCTAACTGCCATGGTATCGTAAATGCTTTTGGAGATCACGCCGGTTTGTGCCAGCCGTCGATTGTAGTCTTCAAGCATGTCGGCTTGGGCGGCAGCGGCGTCGCGCCCCTGCTTTTTCATGTGAAGGTAGAACTCGTTGGTCAGCGCGAGCGCGTGTTCCTGCGCTTCGGCAGCGGCATCAAACGCGCCTGTAAATATCTTTTTGAACACCGCGCCTGCTGCGAATGCCGCGACACCAGCAAGCGCGGTCTTCATTGCCGAGCCGATCAGCTTGACCGCTTCCGATGTTTCTTTCGCGGTGCGCTGCAACGCCTTCATGCGCGCCTGCGCCTGACGCATGGCCGAATCAAACGAACTCAGCAGCTTTGCGCCGACCAGGAATTGAACTTGGTACTGGTGTTGATTCATACGATCACACCTTTTGTGCCGTGGCGTCGCGTTCCTGCTGCAACTGCAGGTTGAGTTCCGCTATGTACTTTAACAGTTCGAAGATCGGCAACTCCAGCCAGAATTGGATACCACCGCCAGTCTCCCGCGCCAACCGCAGTACGATCGAGCGCAGAAGTTTGGTTATACTTTCTCCTCCTCCGGTGAGCTGCCACAGGCTTTTAGGGCTTCGTTCCTCACCGCTATGTAATAACGGCGCGGTAGTTTCATTATCAGCCCGGGCGGGACGTTCGCCACCTGTGCGGCGAGAATGGTCTGGTAGAGGTGCTTCATCTCTGGCAACACCACTTCGTTCCTGTCAGCTTTGTAAAGCTTGGTGAACGTTCTCTCGGCGCGCTGGAAATCTTTCCCGATGAGGCTGTCCCAGTCGAAGATCAGTTGCTTATACTTCTGACCGTCGAACTCGAATGGTTCATCGAACCTGAGCAGGCGCGGCGGCTGCGCAGGCTCCACTCTCAGTTCGAGATATTCTGCTTCAGCGTCAGCGGCTTGTGCGAGGCGGTTGACTTCTTCTGTTGCTGTGACGTCGTCATCGTTGTTGTTCATGCCGCATTTTGTCCGTCACTTTTGCGGCTAGGTCAACCCAATCAGTTGCCGGATGGGCAACGCTTCGTCTTCGAGCGCCTGACCGTTCCACCAGCGACAGATGCCGTTCTCCTTATCAATCTGGAGCACGTTCACATCATTGTACAAAATGCGATAACTAATGAGTTCGTATTCGGTCTCGCACTCCTGCTTCGTGCCGATCTCGAGTTTGCCGAAGTTGAATCCCTTAGGCGCTGTGCCGCAGATGAATCGCCAGCCGTTGTGAATGATCTTGTTGGTAGAGCTGTCGTGCGATTGCATCGCTGCCCAGCAATCCAGGTTCGCGCCATCCTGTAGCGTTGAGAACAGCGCGTAATCCATGATAGTCAGCCAAGTAATCTTCAATGAATACGGCTGAAAGTGGCATTGCACGGGCATGCCTATCTCGCCGAAAATGCCGCTGCCCTTAAGCGGATCCTCCAGGTTTTTCAAGTCAGGCAGCGTGACATTGCCGCACCCGAGCAGGCGCCGGCCGTCTTTGAAGATTGAGTAATTGGTTACATGATTTGGCAGTAGCATTTGTTAATCCTCCTTAGATTATCCCTGTCCAGAGATTTGCGATGTATGGAACCCAGTACTCGATGCGGAAGTCAAGCCATTCGGCTGGCGTCGGCACCGCGATGTAGATATGGAAAACATAGTGGCCATTGAGAATCTCCGTAGTCGCGTTCTCGCTCTGGTTGAACGCAATTGATGCGCCGATCAGTGCGCCCGTGGCGGTAATACCGTCGAGCCAAAGCTGTAGCGAGTTCACAACCGCATCAATGAGCCGACGATTGCCTGGCTCGTCAACTTCCTGCCAGATGGTCAGCACTACGGTGTTGCCGATGTAATCGAACATTCTTCGCACAGGAATGAACATATCATGCACATCAGTATCGGAAGGATAAGACGAGGTGCGGTTGCCCCAACTGCGCCACCCACCGACGAAGTTGAGCGCGGTGATTACCCCCTGACCGTTCAACATATTGGCGTCAGAAAGGTGCATCGGGACCTCCGCGCCAGTCGCGTCTTGGAGCGAGTTCATTCGCAGGTTCTTGTTCGAAGGCGAGCAATACGGCATCCCACCACCTTTGTAAGTATCCGTCCATTGCAGAAGCGGCCCTTGTTGCGATGCGAAGTGATACTTCTTCGTCACGGTTGTCGTGCTTCCCGGCGCGCCAACGATCGCGCCGACCAGTGTCGGCATGCCAAAGCAAAGTTCCTGACGCGGGAACACAATATTGTTGGTGGTCTTCCATGGCAGTACATCCGTCGCCTTATGGCAAGCGGTCATGTCCACGTCAATTATGCAGGTGCAGGCGAAACAGCCGTTGATGTTTTCGCACTTTGCTTCCATCGCTGCTGCGACCGTCGGATCATGCGACCACGCAGGGCAAATGATCACACCCGGAACGTAACCTGTCTTCTGGAACACGTCATCGACGCATTGCAAACCCGTGTTCTGGCCGGTGCTGACATTCACGCCGCCGATAATGATCGAGGCTGTAACAGGCGTCGTTGCCGGAATATTGCCAGCCACTTCTATCGTTGACGTATTGCTCGGGATCGCGCCGGTGGCGATGCGCGTCACCACCCATGTGTAATAAGGTGTTGTGGTATGCGGACCTGCGAGCGTAAGCAGATAGTCCGTGCCATTGACGTAGATCGGCGTTCCTGTCGCGCCTGACACAATCAAGGTCGCGTCATTGATGAGTTGCAATCCGGTATCGACCTGACCGCCTACGAGTGTGAAGGGCGATGCCGGATGCGCAGTCGCGCCCGTGAACACGTCATTGACGGCAATGTAAGTCACGGGGAACACACCGAACTCGACGAATACGCTGTCGATGTGCTCGCAGATATCGTACGTAACCCAGTCGGTCGAGTAGCCCTGCTCCGCCACTGCCTGCTGATAACTGTTGTAAATGCGTGGCACGTTGAGATACTGCTTGCCGTTTGGGGTCATCCAGAGCGGCGCGCTGCCGACCACAACGTTCATGCCGGGATAGGCTGCAACGGGACTGATTACGCTAGTTGGGACGTCTCGCCACGATACTCCGTGAGGGAAGGGGCCTAAAGATGGCATTGTGTTATTCTCCTATGTTTTGATTTTTGATTGCGTGATGCACTGCATGGATGCTCACGTTAAACTCGGCTGCCAGTTCGCGCAGCAAATAGCCCCGCGCCCGTAGAATCCGAATTTCATGAACTTGAGCGATAGAAAGTTTTGTTGATCGCCGATTCATTGCCTGCTGGTTTGCGTTTTCCCAGCGGCAATTCGATGGCTCGTAATTACCGTCATTGTCGATGCGACCGATTGAAGTTTTGCCTTCTGGTCGTCGCCCCATATCAGCGAGAAAATTTTCGTATCTATGCCAACGTTCGCAAACCTTGATACCGCGCCCGCCGTAGCTAGAGAATTTCGCATTACTCGGATTGTAACAGCGCCCTTGCATCGCTGCCCATGCGTTAAACTCAACCCTTGCAGCGGCGAGAACCGTTCGGCTTTCACCATGAATTACCGCGAATCGTCCATTAGTATCGTGCTGGTGCATAGCGCAATTTAATTGCTGGCCTTTATCGGGACAAGGCTCGTGCTGGCATGGGATTTTACTTTCACTCCTTTTGGTTTAGGTGCTTTGGTTTCTCTGGCTCTGGTAGCTAACCACTGCTGCACAGCACGATAGAATTGCACGTATCTACCGCTGCTGCCACGCATGTTTCGCGCGTAATCCAGATTGAGTTCGCGCCTGACAAGTAGAAACTCGGCGGGCGTAACAAACAATGATCCGATTGGCGGACAGGCTGCAATGAGATTGTAAATGCTCTCATCAACGCCATTGAGGTAAATCTTGCCGTAAGGCAGTTCAGCCCCAACAGTTGGCCCAGCGTAAATGACCTGACCTATGATCCGTTCCATAATGCGCTAAAATCTGTCGTGGATTCCGATGCTACAACATCGAGATGTTCTGCCGGAATCATCGGGAACAGATCATCGTAGTCCGGCAGCGGGCGCGCGCTTGGCAGCTCCCATCTGGTAATCATCTCTCCTATGTAATGCGGGAAGGTGTGCTCTTCGATCAGCTTCCACTCAATCGGCATCACGATCGGATAGGCATCATTTATGCCTTTCTGCCCGTAGCTGGTGAGAGCCTGTGAGACCACTTCGATCATGTTTATGACGTCCAGGTAACCTTGGCTGTTTGGGTTTTCATCGTAAGCGTGAAAGAAGATGCGGACAGTTACGTGCGTCACCAGCGGTTCGATCTTTGCTTCGATGGATTGCACGGTGATCGAAGGAAAGTCTGGCAGCTTGTCAAAGTCCACCGCGCCCGTCACAGTGCGCGGGACACGGCCGCGGAACACCTGCGGCGGCACCTTTCCGGTGAGCGTCTGCGCCCGCTCAGTCGGATCGTACGAAACGATCGGGCCATCCGGCGGTATGGTCGTGCGCGTGTTCATTATTAGTTCCAGTTCCCTACGCTTGTCGCAGTGTTGCTCCCTATGGGCCAGATTTCAAAAAACGTGTCCGTAGTAACTACTCCTGCTGACGCATTCTGCATGCCTATCTCTGGTATAAGAGTGCCACCTGTAGTAATTCGGATCATGCCATTGAGGTCAAAGGCACAATTGGCATTCGTGGTTGCCGCCATAATAAGCGTTGAAGCGGCAGTCGTAGAGTAAGCTGTAGCACCCCCAACTGTATTATTAGCCTTGGCTCCATTTAACACGTAGAGAACATTTTGAACGGTAGCCGTACCACCAAATCCAAATTGTAATCCAGAAGTGGTGACGCTTAGACCAGTAAAATTAGCGACGCACTTAAATCTATAAGTAGTGTTCGCTGCTAACGTAATCGCGCCGTTGGGAAGCGGTCCGCCAGTCCCGCCAAAGAGTGGTTGCAGCCCGACTTGATTAAGCAGGTTGAAAGGACTGGAAAGCGCGACCCATGACACCGTGCCGGTAGATGGGGCAGGCGTCGGCTGATACGTGACCGTGTTCGTACTGGTCACAACCGGATACGTGCCTACGGCTGGATTGGCCGGATAAGTGACGCCGTTGACCGCACTCGTAGTAGTCGTGATCGCCGTTGCGCCGCTGCCTGTCGTATCGCCAGTGAGCGTGATCGTCTGGTTGCCGGTAATGAAGCTGGGTGCTCCGGTGATCTTGCCCCATGCAAGCGTGGTAATCCACGCCGGGTTCGAATAACTTCCGCTCGTCAGCACAACCGGATCAGTGATACCGTAACCTGCTAGTGTAGTAGGCTTGGAACCGATCTGGGCGAACGTGTAATCATTCGCAGCCGCAGTGACTGTGCCTGTCCGACTGAACACGCTTGCTACCGGTGGCGTAGGAAGCGGCAACGGCGCATAGAACGCAGCGTAATCCCCGGCTTGCGCGGTGACAGCGCCGGTGCGCGTGAATACGCTTGTCACGGGAAATACCACAGGAGTCGGCGTCGGTGTCGGGGTCGCCGTCGGGGTCGGCGTAGGTGTAGGGGTCGGCGTAGGTGTAGGCGTCGGGGTCGGAGTAGGGATGCCCGTAATCTTCGCGTAAGACAGTGAAGTGATCCAGACTGGATCGGGATACGCAGCGGTCTTGTCGACGGCATTGGTTATCTGTGATGCAAGATAATCACCGCTCTGCGCCGTTACCGCGCCTGTGCGTCCAAAGACGCTTTGGACAGCGCTGCTGCCGCCGCCAATCACCGTCGCGCCTGTGACATCCAGCGTCGAACCTCTGGGCATAAGCAGCGTATCATAGAACGTCTGCGTGCCGTGATATTCGGTCGGCACGCTCACCTTGCCCTGCCCGAACGAAATGGTCGCAGTAGCCATAAGCACGCTAAGGATGCGGATAAACATAACGCACCATCTCGGTCCACTGTTGCGTGGTGGGATTAAAGACCTCCAGCCGGACGCCGTAGTCGGGGCTGCAATCAACGAAGCGCGAGTTTGCGCCGACATAGCGAACAGTCGGCGGTTGCGCTCCGCTGACTTCCGAAGTCTGGAAGAAATTAACTTTCGGATTATCAAGCAGGTAGGTGTCCGTGAACAGCTGCGTAATGAAAGCAGCCAGCTTGTTTTCAAGGTCATACGCCGTATGGATGCGCAGGCCCGTATCGAGTTGTTTATAGAGAGTGGTCGGCGGCATATCGCTTACTTCTTTTTCACACTACCAAGCAAACGTTCAACCTGACTATTGATGCGCTTGACCAGCGTCGAAGCCATTTCTTTTCCGACTATGTCCTGCACGCGCGGCTGACTCGCCATGATCGATGCGCCTATTGCCAATCGCCGCCTGATTGGCAATCGCGTTTTGCCGACACGCGTGAAAATACCGACGAGCGCGTTCGGCATTCTCGCAACGAAAGCGTGCGGCAGATTGCCACCCTTGCCAATGCGCACTTCGGCACGCACCATGCGCGGATGCTTTGGCGGGTTCTTAGGTGTGTATTTGAATTTCTCCAGGCCGAGCATCCCAGACCTGACGGTAACCGAGCCGCCGAGATGCTCTGGAGTTGCATAGTGAACATCTGTCGGAATGTCTCGCGCCTTGATTGTATACTCTTTGCGAATCTCGCGTTTAAGAACTGTGCGCCCGTGCGTAACTGAGGTATTGATTGCTGGCACCATCACGCGTGAAATGCCGTTCTTGATTTGGCCGATTACGCCGATCAATTTTGCGACTGCGCTGGCATCGAGTTCAATTTCGACCATACATCGAAGGCTGTGAGCGGTGAGCGTATAGCGAAAGTTCGTAAAGTGATTCCTGGTCCGTGCAATCGAGCACTTCCCATGGCTGGTTGGCGGGCGAATAAATCAGCTCACCCGCCACCGGTGCGCGCGGCAGATACTTGTGCTCAATATAACAGCGGACATCGCCCATGAAGACGCCGTGAATCGTCACGACCGGCTGCATTTTCACTGCATCCTTGTCCCAAACCACCGGAGCCGTGAATATGATAAAGCCGCCTGCCCCGTCACCGATGCGGAACTCGCGCGTCGTAGCGAACTCCAGGATGTTCATAAACACCCGGTCGAGATCGGGAACGAACTGGTCGCGCAAACTCACGGCTAATGTGCTCCGATAAAGAATGCCAACGTGACAAGGCCAAGTCCGAGATTTTGCCAGCCAATCGCACGAGGCCCGCCGCCGGTCTGAAGAACCGGCAGCAAAGCCCCGATCAGGAACGCGATGGCTCCAAGCAGCAGCAAAATCTTAAATCCGCTCATTTGCTATGTCCTTTATGAGAGGACTTGTGTGACGCTTCGTGCTCGGCACTCTGTGGTCCACGATCTTCGTCACCAACTTTGGGCGCGCTACTGTCCTCAGCGAACTTGGCGTCCGTGACGTCGTATGGGCCAACACCCGCGCCACTCATCGCCTGCACAATGCAGATGCCGAGAATGTCCAGCGGCATCGGTAGCGGGCAACTGGTCAGCCTGTAAAACAAATGGCCATTTTGTTCATCGCCATACACAAACGGAATCCTGGCCGTCTGATAAGTGACGAAGCGCTGCGCGCGTGCATCCTCAAGCTGAGTGAACGCACCGTAAACGATCTTGTTCTGATGATTGGTCGACGCCATGATCGCCAGACCCGGCGGAATCATCGGAAACAGGTTTCCGAAGTCGTCTTCGAAATATTCCGCATAGGTGTAGATCTCTAAACCTGGTATACGGCCGATCAACACTACCGCTTCGTCTTGAATGATCGGCTGGATCAAACCGAACTCGAACCTGCGGTTGTGGAAAAAGTTGTAAACTTTTTGGTTATTGAGGAACGCCTGTCGCGTGTCCTGACTCATCAGCACAACGTTGGGACTGATACCGGAGAGCTTGATGACCTGCAACCTTGCCAGCTCCAGATCATTGAGTGGATCAGCGTTCGTGGTGTCATTCCAGAATGTGGCTGGAACATAATGGTTGCTGGTCACGCTCACGTTCGGCGCGGGACTGGGGCCAACGCCCATGTTGCCCTGCCCCGGCGTGGCGTATTCCAGGTAGGTGATGTAATCGGTGTAGCCGTTGTCGGCTGTCACCGCGATGCTGCCATTGATGAGAACATTGCGGCACATCCATTCCTCGCGGCGGGTAATAGCTTCATCGAGGTAGATTGCGTCCTCGGCGAGGAGGTCAGCCGCACGATCGGCTGCCTGACGACCCTGGTAGATCGTCTCGCCGGGCAGACGCGCCTCAAGGTCTGCGGTGCGCAGGTTGCGCACAGGCGCAATGCGCGGTGCTCTGAAGAAGCGCGTCTCGTAACCCATACGCTCCATCACTTTGCCACCGACAAGTGGAGCAACAAAAGGAGCCATCCTGCGGCGTCCACGTCTGAAGTCGAACTCAACAAGTGAGGTGGGCGGATATTCGCGCGCAGCGAAAAAAGTGTCCCGCAGGAACGTATGCGCGATCGGTCCAACGTCGAACGCTTCCAACAGCGTCCTAGGTTCATAATTTGGGTTCTGTAACATAGGATTTTCTTATCTCCTTTTGTGTTGTTTTTAGGGTGAAATCAGGGTGAAAACGGTCCGGAAATTACTGCCTTGTCCAGCACGATTCCCATGACAGCCAGCCGCTCCTGGCCAGCTGCACTAATGGTCGCGCTGCCGTCCGCATACTTGATTTGGTTGAAGTCGAACGTGCCATTGATAGCGACACCGATGGTCTGATCCGTTGGCGTGACCGTGACAGTGCGCCCGACAATCGTAAATGATTGTGCGGTGCCGGCCGCGCTGGCGGCATTTGACAGCGTTACTTGCGTCGCGCTTTGCACCGACAGAATGACCGTGTTAGGCGGCAGCGTAACTGTGCCACCGGCTGTGACGACCTTGCCAACGTCGCTGCTGGTGAACGCTGCGCTGGCGCTGGTCAGCTGATTTAAACTGCCAGCTGTGTACACGCCATCAGCAAAGGTGGCGTTAGCGACCGTGAATCCTTCCGAACTCTGATCGGGCAGATCAATGACAATGCCGTCTAGCTGCGCGTCATTCGCAGCCAGCCCCGGCAATAGGTTCGCGCGAGTAGCGTCGAAATAAACGACCGCTCCGGCAAACAAAGTGGCAAGCGTGACGCCGCCACCAGGTGTGAACGGATAACGGTAAATTTTCCAATCCGGATCCTCGGTCGAGCCGAGCAGATTGGCGTATCCTAATGTGCTTCTTACTCCCATATGTTTTTACTCCTTGCCTTCGGTTGGTTGGTTGTTAATTGCGGCTGTGAATCGGCAGCCTCCGGTTTTTAATGCGCGCCTGAACTTTCTCCTTGATGAGTGCGCCGAATCCGGGCGTGCCGCGGTCCTGATCGGGAATATCAGTCGTGCTCGGCGGGATGCCGCTGAGAATTGACGCATCGACTCTGCGCGCAGCTTGCTTGCTGCTTTTGTCCATTGCGTCGAACAATTGATCGGTAATATCCGCAACCGTTTTGCCCTCTGTGATCGCAGCCGTGATGATCGCGTGCGTGGCCGGACGATCGAGCTTTTGCAGCGCCGCCACACGCTCGCGCTCCTGCTGCACGCCTTGCTCGAATGACGCTTTGGCTTTTTTCTTCGACTTCATTTTTTTTTCCATTTTTTCCATGTCGTCATCGTCGTCATCGTCGTCGTCATCGTCGTCATCTTTTTTCGCTACCATTGGGCTGGGCACTGGCCGAGGTGGCGGGGGACTCGGTGGCGGGGGACTCGGTGGCGCTGGCATCGGTTTCGGCTCGTCATCGGTTGCTACTGCTGCGTTTATATTTGGCATGGTTACTCCTATGGT